GATCTCTATGATCAAGTGTAAGTTTATTAGCTTCTACAACTCTAACCCTTGCCAATCCTTTGTTATTAGTACCTGCAAACTGTGTAGCTGTCTCATTACCACCAATATAAATCTTCTGACCAACTATAATTCCAAGTGTAGTAAAGTCCAAAGCTGTTGAAGTTAGATCACCAGATGCATTAATCTGAAGATCCCCGCTCGCTCCTTGAAAACCAGCAACCTCTACCATTGCACCAGCAGGAGGAGATGATTCTGCAACCAAACCTGTTGTTTTAATTTCTGTTGATGTTGAAGCACTTCCTACAACTTTCAAACCATTATTCTCTAAGTTCTGAAAGTTTCTTGCATAGATAAGTGTACCTGCATCAAGATTACCACCACTTCCTACTGTATATCCAGTAGATGTAACAGCAGTAGGGTCAAACTTTGCTTGTGAATACCAGCTTGAATACATAAATCCTTGAGAGAAATCAAGGAAAGAATCAATGGTAAGATCTGCCGGTAATTCGACAGAACTATCAAGATCTGTTGGTGACCCTTTACGAGGACCACGTGTGTTTGCAATTGGATTTCTTGGAGTGGTTGTAATAGTAGCACCAAGGGTGCTAATATCATTTACCTCCAAACTTTTAAATGTTGGTGAACCTGCAAGTACACCGGGGGACTGTTCTACTGAATAACTTATGACTGTCTCGTTTGTTGAAGCACTCAAATTTTATTTCTCCTTTTTAATCATTTTATTTCTTATCACTAAAACTAAATTCAATATTGCCATTAAACTGATACCAATTACCATCAGGACCAGTTGGTGAAAAGAAAGCATTGTAATAAGAAATGTTATTAATATTCTCACCTTCAAATATCTTAATTATCTTTTCACATAAATCATTACCATCATATGTACCTGAATATAGAGGTGTAAACACCTGAAATAGGATCATACCAAGCCTTTTAAAGCTTCTACACCCCTTACCACCAATAGTCTGTCCTCTCCCTTCATTTTGCTTAATAATCATTCTTACCCAAGGCAAAGCATTTGGTTTATCAAACTTTAAATCTTCTAAAGCAACGAGTGTTGCTGGCATCCCAGGTGAACTCCATTCAGTTAGGAAATGTGATAATGTTATATTACTTGCTTCTAAAAATGTTGTCATTTCATACCTTCACTCCTCCTAATTGTTTTATTTAATTTTTGATTCGGCATATTGTCCCCCCATAGCTACAAACCCACCAGGATTTTGAGTACTACTTCCAGCATCTAAGTCACTTATCCATGAATTTGGATTGTTGATAAATATACTTCTAATATTCTCTAATGTTGCTAATTCTAAGTTATGAATACTTTCTTCTTGTCGTGCTTTAGCTGTATTAGCTCCAGTTGATGTACTCGGTTCACCTACATGATTCAATGAAGGTGAGTTTAGAGATATGTGCCAGCTATTAGAAGTAAATCCTGTATCTCTTGGTGTCCCTTTAGGTGGAGGTGATGTTACATAATCAAGAAAATCAATAGCTGTTTGTTTGTATTTATGTTCGATATCCTCTTTGATAACATCAAACTCTTTATCTAATTCTTTTGCGAATGTTTTAAAAGATTTAGCCATATACTACCTTTTTATTTACGTATCCACAGTTATTTACGTAACTGTAGTTCATAATAAATCACATCATTATTTACTGTGTAAGGTGTGATAGTAACAATAGAATATTCGTCTGAGTTAACTGTAATCTTATCAGTATCACCATTGAAAGTAATTGTCGGAGATACATACATAGGAATATCTGTGATCTCTACAAGTTGTTTGTTAATCATTTTTTTGTCGTAAGCTGATAAAAATCCTGTAATTGTATGTGTTGTTTCTGTTTCTGCATACCTTTTTGTCGGATTCAAAGGGTCTATTAGAGTTCCAGAACTTGTCTTCCTTTTCAGTGTATAACTACTTCCATACTTAGCTATTAGATTTGTAAAATTAACTTTTAAATCACCTGCATATGCCATTAATTACTATCACCTCCTGTATTAATTAATCTCTTTGTCTGTCTGCCTTTCACTTCTATCTTTTAAAACAGCAAGAGTTTTATTTATATTCTTAAGTTCAGAATATGTTTTCTTATCGTTACTTCTCATTCTCTCTTCTATATTATCCAAAGTTCGATACATATTTTCGCAAAGAACCTCTATTTTATGCACCTTCTCGTTTGTCTTTTCTAAACCAATTTGGTTTGCCATTATTCTACTATTGTGTTCTGAGGATACACGTTGTATGTCTGCCTGAACATGTTCTACATTTATCTTATTAGACTGTATAGAACCATAAGCAAAAAAAGCACCAGAACACACACCAGCTAAACACAAAGGTAACATAACCTTAGAAAGATAATCTAAAACTCTATCCCAAAAAGTACTATTATCATTATCTCCCATCTACATAATAACTCCTTTCTTTCTTTCTTCCTTTTTTTCTATTTAGCAGTGGAGAAGATGGATACTAATCAATACTCCTCCACTGCAATTACCTATTAACTATTTAATATGTCACTTCCAATACATTATGGTGTCACCTCCCCAACCTTTATTAGACTAACAGATGCTGATTCTTGTACCAGTGTCCCAAGAGAAAAAGTTTTTGATATTGAAATAAGATCAGCAGTTGCATCTGATTTTGTATAGTAAATTTTAAATCTTATAATATCCCCACTATCTACTTCTACATCTCCTGGCAGAAAATAAGTCCCGTCTTCTTTTACTTTCAAAACACTCATGTTATTGGCTAACTCCCACACACCGGTTGAAATTGGCTTTTTTTCAACCCACACATAAACTTCTGGATCTCTATCCTCATCAATACTTAAAATTAAATGACCACAATACTTACCACCATGTGTAAAAGTTATTTCACCAGAAGATAAAGAAATATCTAACGCATTTTCAACAGTGTTAAATTCAATAATTGTCTCTATTTCAAGAGATAGTGATAAATTTGTTGACAAATGGGCATTTAGTCTTGGTGGATTGGAACTTCCAGAATAATCAGCTTTAATTGTTTCGTTAGACCCAACATTCTCAATAGTAAATGAAATATTACCGTTGTTAGATAGTTTATCTATTAAATGACCTGTTGTTGTGTCATCAGCACTTACCTTAACAAACTCATCAGAGTTAGGATTGTTATAACATCTTGCATCTTGTATTTCTTTATTACCAATATCTTTTGGTAATCCACCATTATCAACTTTTATCTCAATGAAAGCAAGTGTCACTGAGTCATCAATATGCGCAGCAGTATCAGGTAGCTCATACTTATCAGCAGCAGGACCACGAGTTGATTTTATGACTTCATCACCATCAACATAGATTGTTACAAAAGCATGTTGATAACTTGTCAATCCAGTGTAATGTGATGTAAGGTCATAATCACCACCAGTAGCAACGGTCTTTATAAAACCATTAATCATATAAGTACCGTTGTTATATTGTAATGACTGACTCTTTGGATCATCTTCAGCAATCATCAAACCACTAACCCAATGATCACCAGTACCATTGCTCGACATATTACCAAGCTTTGTTCTTTCATCGGCAGTCATTACTTTAGAAGTAACACTTTCTGCCATATTATCCATATCAAATACATCATCAGCAATTGTATTAGGATCATAGATTTCAATACTTAATTCAGTAGCAGGAAAGTCAACTGATGCAACATGATCAGAAGCAATGGCTGTTGTACCACCCTTACCTATCTCACCATAATTCCACCCGTTTTCCGTTCCGTCACTGTTGTAAAAGATCCACCCTTTATCACGATTGTTCAGAGTTGCGGTATGGACAATTGAGTCAGATGCGTCCCTGATCGTCACAATACAGTTATAAGCATCAAACTCCTTTTTCTCGTCACGTACCGTGAAAGATGAAGTCTCCTCGAAAGGTATGTTGATGGTGACTGTTGTGGCAGGTGTCAGAGTATCAACAATGTAGTTCCTTGGACCATCAAGATCTGTGTCCGCGCTGATCTCTGTGTAATCTGTGGCTATTGGTTTGTCTACCAAGGTTATGCCACCAAACTGATCTACCACAAAATCATTAGTATCAAAATCAGTCCCGATTACATGATAATTTGTATTCTCTGGTAACTCTCCATCCTGTAGCGTTTCGAGTCGGCCATCCGTGCCTGATTTTATTTCCCATACCTGGTCTAATTCGTCACCTACGAATATCGCATCGGCTGGTTCATCAGCAGACTCGCCAGTGCTCAAAGACTTGAAATCGATATCAATGTCAACCATGTCT